TCAAGGCACAAATACAGGAGGAGGCGCCGGAGGTGGCGGAGGGCTGTGCAGATACGCGTCGAGGCCCGCCCCAAAGGAAGACTCGCCAGATGTCGAGACTGCGGACCGTCCTGACGGCTGCTCCGTCTTGCCTCGGTCGCAATCACACTCGTCAGGGCCAATCACCGACACCTTCGAGGAATCGCCAGCAATTTGCGCGTATGCGTCACGCTGGGTTCGCGTCAGCGTATCGCCGGGGAATTTTATCTCCACAACCGACTTGAGATTGTCTTGCGTGGGCGGCAACGATGGATCGTTGACGATGACGACGTCCGGACGGCGTATGTTACCTACACTTGGCGTGTAGCCGCCCAAGCCGCCCGGCCAGTACTTTTGAATCCATCCCGGCAGGTAGTCGTGCGTCTTCGTGACGACCCCTGAATCCATGATCGGGGCAGGCGGATCGCGCGACATGTCGTAGTTCACCTCGGCCTTGTACGAGCTCCGGTGATCGCTGATCGCGTCCGCCGCCTTGAGCCGGCCGCTAACGCATTGCTGCTTCAACTGTTGACCGCTGACGCCAACGCTTGGCATTGAATTGCATCGGCAAATGACCCCGCAGAGTGCTTGCCGATCTTCAGAATCGAGTCCGTTGCGGCGCAATCTCACGATGTTCGTTCGACCTTCGCCTGAACCAGTCGATCCGGAACCCGTTCCCTTCGCGTAGTCCGTCATGCCGTCTTGGACCTATTGGAGTCGAACGTCAACGTCGCCGATCCGTTGCTTTCCGCCCAATCGGTGTACCCGTTCTCATCGGTTCGACCGGATATGATCTGTCCGCCACTCCCGGTTACGGTGTACAGATGATTCGGAATGGGACGACCGGTGTCGTCGTCGACCGCTTGAAACCGCCCTCGCTGTAAGCCGCCTCGGATCGAGCCAACAGGCAGCGGTATAACCCCACCGCCAACGGAGGGTGCACTAGCGCCTGAGAACGCGCCAGCTGTCGGCATAACGGTGGCGGTACCTTGGGACGCGATCAGAGTAGCGCCGCATGCGGTTTTATCACCTTCCGTCGCCACCGGACGTTCCCCAAGCTCCATGTTCCGCTGTTTCACACGCACGATCGGGAAAATCCCATCGCAACGCGGACATGACACCATGTCGCCAAGTAAGGCGATTGCTTTTCCATAAGCGATAAATGTTGACGTACCGGCGAGCACCCACCCTCCGTGCGTTGTCGTATCGCCCTCGCGGATGAACGCAAACCCCATCTTGAACCCCAACGAGAAAATCTTGCGGAAAATGTAGCACGAGGCAGAAAAGTGAAACCATCCTGCCAGTTTTGACAGGGTTTCATGTATTTTCCGCGCAAACATGGAGTGCAACGAGAGGCGCCATCTTCTGAGGACAGAAAGCCCGCCGAATTGTCACCGCGCTAGCAAAAACAATCACGCAACGGTTTGCAACGCCCCCTTCTGTTCGCCATATTGCGATACAGCTGCCCGACATGCCATTTCAAAGACTTTATTCCAGACCATTCTCCATCGCATTATCGCCTATGCTAGCGATGTCTTGCATCGGTTGCGACTGGCTCAGGAACTTGTCTCCAAGGGCCATTTGTTCAACCAAATCCGCCTCCGCTTTCTCCTGAGCATGTGTCACCGCGACATGAAAATGCTTGAGCGCATCAGATACCCTCGTATACAACAATAGCTCACGCTTTTGACTTACTCGGTTCGAGAACTCTTGCCTCAGATGATCATTAATATACGACTTTGAGTCATATGTTGATCCGTAATCGCCATCGCGTGACACGATCACCAATTCTGCGTTCGCCTGAATCGCACAATCGATCATCCACTCCCAATTAATTGCATCTCCATACGACGTGTCGTTTCTCTTTCGCGGCGGGCATCCATGCATAAATCTTCTATACGCACGGTCGCGAATGTCCTTGCGCGCGTTGTTGTGCCTTTCTTCCCGCGTGAGCACGAGAGGATGATCACGGTGAAAGATTCGATGCACTACTTGGTAGATTTGGTCTTTTTCCGCGGGCCGCTCAAGTATCGAAATCAACTTGCCCTGTAAATTCTTGATGCGTTTTCTCGCATTATCAATATCGCGCTTAAGCATTCCAAATTCCCTTGTGGTAGCCAACACCCCAATACTCGGCACCTTATCAGGCATTTTATTCTTAAGCTCAGACACACTCTCCAAAATAACACTTTGCCGATTCCGCTTATATTCCGACTCCAGCTGATGAGTGACGATAATTCTATTACTTAGCGTTTCGAGACGCGGCAACAGACCAAGATAAGCTTCGTTTCTCGCGCGATAGAAATCCAACCAAATATTGGTATCAATGAACAGAAGCTTTTGAATGCCGCCTGCCATTTTCGTCTCCCATTTTTTGCATGAATCCTCACGCGCTTTGGGAACCATTAAGCAAACGAAATCACCAATCTCTTGCCAAACGCAGCAGCATACTTGCGCAGCGTCGCAAAAGAGGGTGAGTGCTTTTCACTAGACAGAGATGCCTCAAGTCGCGAAACCGCTGACGCCGTAGTTCCCATGCGCTCTGCCACTTGAGCTTGCGTCAATCCGGCCTCATGCCGAATAGCCAAAATGGCCCGCAGGGCCATGTACTCATCTTCCAGAGCATCATACGCCGCTCTGACTCCCGGCTTTGCCAGCAGATGCTCCGTATCATCTACCGTGTGCTGGATCAGGTTGAAGCCTTCAGCACTAGCACGCTTCACGACTACCTTAGCCATTACGCACCTCACTTAAACGCACCCGAGCGGTTCGCAGCTCATTCTGAGGCGTCTCCTGCGTTTTCTTCACAAACGAATGCAGGACCACGACCCGCTGTCCAACATGGGTGCAGTAAAACACGCGCCCGATGCCTTCCCTGCCTTTTGGGCGCAATTCAAACAGTCCGCCCCCATTGCTCGCGAGTGCGGCATACGCAAATCCGCGCCGAACTCCTGCATCAAGTCCAGGAGCCGCAGATAGTCTGCCAGAATCCCTGCCGGCAGCGCGAAGACGTCGCGTTTGACGCGCTCGTTGTAATAGACGACTGTCCAATTTTGTTTCGTGTTAGCAAATTTGCTATGCCGCTGCAATTCAACCAATCGGTTAGAGCGGCAAGAGTTTCTGCACGGCCTCGCGACCGTGATCAGGGGACAGATGCGCATAGCGCTCAGCGACCGTGATGGAGGAATGTCCCAACAGGTCCTTGACGACGTACAGGGAAACGCCCTCCATGACGAGCCATGATGCGAAGGTGTGGCGCAGATCGTGGATGCGGAAATTTTCGATTCCGGCGCGAGCACATGCCGCGACGAATCCTTTTTGCAGGTTGCCGACTCGCCTCCCCGAGCTGGAGGCAAACACCCACTCAGACCCGGCGCAATGTCGCGCTACCCAATCACGCTGATCCCTCAGCGCCAACAACGCGCCACTGTTGAGCGGCACCAATCGACGCTTACCGTTCTTCGTGTGCTCGCACTCGAGTCGAAAATGTGAACGCTCGAAATCGACCCGGTGCCACTCGAGCGCGAGCAGCTCGTTTTTCCTACACCCCGTGCTCAAGGCGAGTCGCACGAAGTTTCGAAGATGCGGCTGTCGTGCGGCCGCCCCGGCCGCGAGAATCAACGCCGTCGCCTCGCTTCGTGATATCCAGCGAACTCGCGATTCGCCACCATCAAGACCGAGGCTCTGCACTGGGTTTGCCAGTTCCGGGTAGTCGTGCTCGGTCCGCACAAAGTTGATAGCCGCGGACAACAGCCTGAGCTCACGCTTCACCGTTGACTCACAGACGCCATCCGCGAGCCGAGCGGACACGTACCGTCGAACGTCGCCTCGCTTCAATTCCCGCAAGTCGCGGCCGCTGAAATGCGGTTGACTTGGGCAGCACTAACGATCGAGGCCAGACTCCTGATCGCCATTGCACTTGTTACGGTCTTCGTTGCCTTTCGATCGAATCGCCGACGCGCGCAACTACGTAGGCAAAAAGAACTCGATCCGCTCAAGCGAGCGATCTACAACCCCAAGCAGTTCCGGCGCCCCCGTTGACTCATAAATGGGGCCAGATTTTTCCTTTCCGCGGAGCCTGCTAGACTTCGCTCAATACCCAAATCGGTAAATTACCGTTTTGGCAATCATAGTTACCATTCTGGGAAGTTGCAAGAGGTTCGTATGAATATTTCTAGCCTCATCGAACTCGCGAAGGATGCGGCGGGCTCATATGGCGAGCTCGCGGAGCGGATCGGCCGCCCGGCGAGCCGGATAAGCGATTGGAAGGCCGGGAGACGCAAACCCGACGCGGCCGACATCATGCTGCTTGCCGAAGTGGCAGGCCGGCCTGTGTTCGAAACGCTCGCGGAAATCGAAATGGAGCTGGACACCGAGCGCAGCTCAGTATGGCAACGTGCTTTAGGAAATCTGCGAGCGGCGGGCGTAGCGGCGACTGTGGTGCTTGGCGCTACCGCCGTGGCGAGCTTGACCTCGAAGCCGGCTGATGCGGCTGAGAAAGCCCAAGAAAACAAAGACTTGGCGCGCCCGGCTGGGATCGAACCAGCAACCCCTGCCTTCGGAGCTTTACCCGCGCAGCACAACCCCTTATAAATCAATGTCTTGCGCAACTCGCAATTTGCAAAACCAAGGCTAAACAAGGTCAATCAGGGCTACCCAAGTTCGACCAAACTGTAATTTCACTGTACTGCCCATCGCAGTTCCCCGCACGAATCCGTATTCCTCAGTTCATTTTCTTTCCGATGCCAACCCGAGCTTGTGGGAGCGGTCGGCTGGGAGAGAAAGTCCGAAACAACCAAGAGCGAAGGCTCGCCAAGATCCGGTCGCTGCCAGTCGAGCCTGGTGCGCGAATACGCTCCCCGAAATCTCGAGCCGCAGCTAAACTTCAACGCTCGGGCACGCAATATATCGGCTAACCATGATCATCGAATGCTCCAACTGCCGTCAGTATGTTGACGCCAGGGAGGTAGGCTCCTACTGGCGTCATTTCGATGGACGGGAGCCATCGCGGCTATACACACTACTTGGCTGCTCTGTCTGCCAAGAACCAATCCTTGTCGGACAAACGAACATCGGCAACATGGCAGAGGGGGACAAGTGGGATACGCCATTCATCGTTTTTCCTCAAGGCGATATTCGCGTCAACCCAAGCGCACCTCCCGAAATTCGAGCGGCGTTTGAGGAAGCGTGTACGTGCTATCGCACGCACGCATACACGGCCTCGGCCATCATGTGCCGCAAGACTCTCGAAGGCGTGTGTGGAGCTCACGGTGTCAACGAACGCAATCTCAGTGCCTCGCTGAAAACGATGAAGGAACTTGCTTTGATCGACGAGCGCTTGTTCGAATGGTCTGACGCACTGCGCGTTGTTGGCAACGAGGCGGCACATGGAGTTGGTGTTGTAATCTCTCAACCCGACGCCAAAGACGCCATCGAGTTCACGAACGCCATCCTTGACTACCTCTTGAGGCTGACCCGTTTCCGTGAACGGTTAGGCAGTTAAATTTTAAGTAGGTGGAGTTCCTCCGTGTGGCATGGTGCTGTGAGTTGTCCACGGCCGGCCGGCGGGTCGCCTATCACGACCATGACGCTGGCCGGCGGTGGGCAACTCACTTGGCGAGCATGGTTGGTTTTGTTCGCGGTGGATCTGCTCGTAGATGATCGGCGAGCGATAGCCAAGGCTGCTGTGGCGGCGATGCGGGTTATACCAACCTTCGATGAAGGAGAAGATCGCGCGGCTGGCTTGCTCGTGGGTTTCGAATCGCGTGCGCGCGAGCAATTCGCATTCGAGCGTGGCGAAGAATGACTCGCACATGGCGTTATCAAAGCAGTCGCCCACGGAGCCCATGGATGGGCGCACGCCGGCCTCGCGGCAGCGCCGCCCAAATGCCAGGGAGGTGTATTGGCAGCCTTGATCAGAATGGTGAATGACACCCTTGGCGTGGCGTTGCGCCAGCGCCATATCCAAGGCCTTGAGCATCAGCTCCGTGCGCAAGTGGTGGCCCATCGCCCAGCCGACGATGCGACGACTGAACACGTCCAGCACCACGGCCAGATAGAGGAAGCCTGCGCGGGTCGGCACGAAGGTCGCATCGGCGACCCACAGCCGATTCGGCGCATCGGCGTTGAAGTGCCGTTGCACCAAGTCTGGTGCGGCGCGTGCTCCGGCTTGTCGTTGTGTCGTGGTGATCCATTTGCGCCGGCTCACGCCACGCAGACCCGCGATGCGCATCAGTCGAGCAACCCGTTTGCGGGCGACGTGGATGCCTTGCTCAACAAGTTCCGCATGAACGCGAGGCATGCCGTAGGTGCCGCGTGAGCCGGCGTAGATGGCACGGATGCGGGCTGACAGATCTGCATCACTGTGAGCATGCGCCGATGGCGCTCGTTGGCGCCAGACATAGAAGCCGCTGGCAGAGACCCCCAGCAGCCGTGCCATCGTCGCAATAGGCCAGGTGGCCTGATTCGCTTTCATGAACTCGAACCCTTGTCGGGCAGCGTTCCGGTCTCCCTCGCGAACCAGGCCGCGGCTTTTGCCAGAATCTCGCGCTCAAGCTTGAGCTGGCGATTCTCGCGGCGCAGACGCGATAGCTCTTCGTGTTCGGTCGAGGTCAATCCGTCGTGCCGTGTGCCAGCATCGCGATCGGCCTGGGCAACCCAGCCGTAGATGGTCGGCGTACTCGGGCCGAACTCCTTGGCCAGTTCTTCGGGGCGACGCCCGGCGTGTACCAGATCAACGATCTGTTGCCGAAATTCCGGGGCATAGGGCGCTCGGTATTTGGACATGATCCGTACCTCCTCCTTGACAGGATAGATCGTGTCCACGAAAGCGGGTCATCTCCATCTTCTCCTACCGCGACCGCTTCGAGCAATTCAAGAAGAGGCGCGCCGGCGGGGCCTAGATCCCCTTTTAGCTTGCGTGCATCGACGCGGCATTGGCGACCTGATCGCGCAGCGCGCTCAAGTTGTTCTTCGAAGGGTCAGCGCTGCCCCCACCCTGGGGGCAGCGCATTATTTATGATCTCGTCAACCTGACGAATTGCCTCACGCACTTCATCTGCCGTGACATTCGTCGTGAATGCGGGAACTACTTCCAACGCTCGCGCGTACATACTCACTGCATTAGTTACAGCACTCCGTTGCATGTCAACGGGCATCGGTTCGCCCATCAGCACCCTTCCGCGCGCCCCATGCCGCCCACGAAGCGCGAACAGCTTGTTGTGCGTGTATGAGCAGTAAGTTCGATATGCGACGTAGTCACCGGCCATTCCAGCTCTGGCAAACAGGTCTCGCGTGCTGATCTCCGCGCGCCCAGGGCGAAGCGCCTCGTAGCGCGCTTCGGTCTGTGCCCTCATTTCGCCGAGCTGTTGGCGACGCTCTTCATCGTCCATGAATCCTGGCACTGCAGCGAAATCGCGAAACACCCGAACGAGTTGAAGCGCATCATCGAATTCGAGCTGATCCAGATACCCATCGTCCACAATCAAGCACTTCAGATCGACAAGCGCCTCGAGCATCGAGCGTAGCAACACGAGCGCGTGAGATTGCAACGGCATGCCCATCAACAGCATCGCCGCGTTCGCCATCTCGGCAATCGACGCGACAAGCATGGCGGCCGCACGTGCCTGCGTCGTGTCGTTCATCTCCATTCTGACGAGAATTTCTTCGAACGCCCGGTTTGCTTCGCACCCGGCCAGTACGAGTCGTCTATCGATCGGCATACAGTTCTCCTATCGCGCGCCAGTCTGAGCGCTTCGGCGCACGATACTCCAACGCCACGTCACTCGCTCACAGTTCCGTTGCCGATGACTGCCACAGGCGAAGAAATGCCGAGACTGCATAGCCAAGGCGCATAGAACTGCATAGAAGAATCGGCCCGCCGACCGCCGCGCGGCCCACGCCGGGCGGTCCGGTGCGCCCAGCGCATGGATGCATAAAAACCATTCATTTTTGAGGGCGGGTGGGGCGGGGTCACAACTGCGCGCATAGGTGCATGAATTCGCATCGTCGCGCATCAGAACGCACGATTTCCGCGCGCCACGAATCGCCCGAAACCCCGCACCACAACGGCCGCCGAGCTGATCGGCCCAGTGCACTAAAACCACCCTGCCAAGCGAAACCCGCAGGCGGGGAGGGGACCGCGCAAAGGCCGCCGCGGCGACCGCCGGCGCGTGGGCGGCCCTGGCCCTCATATATCGCCGTATGGCTGCTTCTCGGCCTCACGGCGCTACCCGTTGCGCTCGTTCGGCATGTTGGGCGATCTCTCGACCTCAAGCCGTTGTAGGCCCGCTATTCGCGTCCATTAAAAGGAACATATCAATTCGTCGACAGGGCCGGGCGGCAGGGGCGACATGGCGCCGGCCGGCATACTGACACGGCGTGTCCTCGCCGCGCGGTTCGAGTTCGCCCAAAAACGGCGCGGCACTGATGCACCGCCGGCGGCCGCTGCGGATGCCGCGATTCGCCGCAGCCATCAGCGCGTGGAATTAGCGAGCCGCTGCGAGGCGGCCGTAGCTGGATTGTCCCTTATGGGTTACAATTCTCGCATGTTCAAAGTTCTGACGACCCCCCAGTTTGACAAATGGCTTGACGGGCTTCGCGATCCGGTCGGTAGCGCGGCAATCAACCTGCGCATCGAGCGGGCGAAGCTTGGCAATCTCGGCCAGTGGCGCGCAGTCGGCGACGGCGTCAACGAAATGAAGATTGATGTGGGGCCGGGATATCGGGCCTACTTCGTGCGACGCGGAAAAATTATCGTCGTGGTGTTGTGCGGCGGGGACAAGTCGACGCAGAAGAAGGACATCAAGCTAGCGAAGCAAATCGCTGGCGAACTGGAGGATTGAGTATGAAAATCAGCGAACTGGCCGAGTTCGACGGCTCGAAGTACCTGAAGGACGAGGAAACGATTCGTCACTACCTGGCGCAAGCGTTCGAGGATGGAAACCCGCGGCTGATTCAAGCCGCGCTCGGGAACGTTGCGAAAGCGCGCGGCATGACAGCGCTCGCGCGCGAGTCCGGCGTGAAGCGTGAAGCGCTCTATCGCGCGCTGTCGGAAGGTGGGAACGCGGAATTCGCAACGATCATGAAAGTTGTGGGCGCGTTGGGGCTGCACCTGACCGTTGCGCCGGCCGAACCTGCGCCGGTGCCCGCGCCGGCAACAACGCGTGCACGCTCGCGCGTTCGCACGGCTGCGCACGCGTAACGCCATCGATGGCCGGATGCGCGGCGTTGCACTGGTCTGCGCGCTACGCCGCGACTGGCGCCGGCGGAATCTCGTAATCGTCGAACGTCACGACTTCCTCGCCGAGCCAGTCGTTCAGTTCGGCGAAGCGGGCCTGCAGCGGCCTGATTTCGTTGCGCCCGAACACGCGCGCGGCGGTATCCGGCGTGCCGAACCCGCCCGAATTGCTCGGCACGATGCCGAGCAGTTGCGGCGGCACGCGGTGCGCGGCGAGCAAGTCGTCACGCGTCACGTTCTTGATGTTGAAGAACTCGTCCTTCGCGGCGACCTCGGATACGGGGATGAGCTGGATGCCGTCTTTCTTCCCGCCCGGCGCGTACATGAACACGTTGCGGAAGTTGCCCGGCCCCTTCGCGTTCTTCAGCGCGTCGCGCATGTTGTCCACGTCGTCCTGTTTCTGCGCGGCGTCGGTCATGTACAGGATGAAGCCGGCATGGCTGCCGTTCTCGTAATACTTCCGGCGGAACAGCGTCGACGATTCGTTCAGCCAGGCCGAGTGCAGCGAGCTCAGATACTCGGGCAGGCCGTAGACCTCCTGATTGATGTCCGGCCGCACGAGCTGGAACACGCTGTCGGGCTCGAACTCGTGCCGGTCCTGCCAGCCGTTCACGTACACGAAGCCGCTGAAATCCGCCTTGCGCCGCACGTACTTCGCGAGCGCGGGCTCGAGCCGCAGCGTGCCGCCGAGCTGGTTCCGGCGGCGTTCCAGGTAGCCGTTGCCGAACGTCAGGAAATCGAGCGCCCACCGCTCGAACGCTTGCCGCGACAGCCAGCGATGCGGGCGGAACGTCGACGCCAGCACGTTCGCCTTGAAGAACAGCGCCGAGCTGTGGTGCGTGCTCGCGCGAAACGATTTCGCCAGGCCGGCGAAGCTCACGGGCGGCTCGAACCATTCGCCGTTCGACCAACACTCGACGTAATCGAGAATCTCGGCCCGGTTCATGACGGGCGTCGGATCGTCGAATGTGAAGACCTCGGCGCGCGCCGGCGTGGCGCTGCCGGCGCTCGTGTGCGGTGCGCCCGAGAAGTGGCGCGGCGCGCGCGATCGGCGCTTGCTCATGAGTAAAACTCCGTGAATGAAGATGAATGAATGCCTCCGCCGGCGAGCGGCTCGCGGTCGATCGCGTGCAGGCAGGCCCACGCCAGGTCGGCGTGGCCCGTCTCGTCGGTGCGGCCGGCGGTGTAGGTCGCCTGGCGGCCGCTCGCCGTCATCGTCTGTTTGATCGCCATGAACGCGGCGGCCAGGTCGGTCCACCCCGCGTCGAATTGCAGGCGGCCGTTACGGACGACGGATTGGCCCTTGAGCACGAGGCGGGTTTTCACCTCGGGCGAGTAGTTCAGCGCGACGGCGGCCGGGAAGAATTTGCGCACGAGCTGGTAGACGCCTTGTCCCATGCCCGTGGTGTCGATCGCGATGTAGCCGACGTTGTAGCGCTGCGTGATCGCCTCGATCGCCGCGGCCTGTTCCTCGAAATCGTTGCCGCGGAACTGATGACGTTCGAGCACGCGGAAAGCGCCGCCGTCGACGCGCGGCGGCGCCACGACGACGAGGCCGGCCGAGTCGCCCGTGAGCGCCGGATCGTAGCCGACCCACACCTCGCGATGGCCGAACGGCCGCAGCAGCAGCGGCGAGAAGTCGTCCGCCCATTCCTCCCACGAGTCGACCATACAGCGTTGCAGCTCGGCCAGCTTGAACACCGACAGCGAATCGTCGATGAAGTGGCACATCAGCAGGTTCGCGAATTCCTCGGCGCTGTACTCGCGGCGCAGCTCGTCGATGTCGAACAGGTTGCAGCCGCCCGCCATCGCGTCGAGCACGGTCACGATCTGCCGCCACTGCGCGTCCCCGCACAACATGCCGCGCACGAGCGCCTCGTGGCTCGTGTCGATCTGGATGCGCTCGCCCGCGGCGCGGCCGCGGTTCGCGTGCGCGCCGCTCCAAAACGCGTACGCCTCGTGCGTGACGCTCGACGGCGTGCTGAAGTACGTCTTGCGCCAGCGCTTGTGCATCGCCATGCCGGAGGCGACCTTGTTTAGCTCGCGGAACTTCGGAACCCAAAAGTACTCATCGAAGTAGAAGTTGCCGTGATACGACTGCGCGGTGCGCGCGTTGGTCCCCAGGAAGTACAGCGTCGCGCCGCTCGGCAAGATGATCGGATCGCCCGTGAGCTCGATGTCGGCCGCGTCGCGCGCGAACTGCGTGATGTACTGCTTGAAGACGTGCGCCTGAGCCTTGCTCGCCGACAGGAAGATCTGGTTGCGGTCGGTTTCGAGCGCGTCGACGAGCGCCTCGCGAGCGAAGTACCACGTTGCACCGATCTGCCGCGATTTCAGGATGTTGCGCGTGCGCTGATCGCCGTTCCGATACCAGACTTTCTGGTAGTCGAACAGCGAATCGCGGAACGCTTCGACGATGCGCGCGTGCTGTTCCTCGCTGATTTCGTTGCGCGGCGCGCGGCGCTTCGGGCCAGCGTTGCGCGACGCAATCTTCGGGTTCAGGTCCGATTCCTTCCCCGTCTCGTCGTACTTGCGCACGCGCGCGAGCCGCTCGACCTGTCGGCCGAGCAGATCGATTTCCTTGTAGTCCGCGCCGTCCTTCTTGTCCTTCGCGATCAACACCATCATGCGCACTTCGAGCGATGCCTCGATGCGTTCGACGGGCGTTGCATCCTTCCACTTCTCGCGACGACACCACGACGCGACGGTCGCGGGTTTGATGTCGAGATGGCGGGCGATCGACGAGAGGCGCCAGCCTTGCCAATAGAGCGTGCGCGCGACCTTGCGCGCGTCGTTTTCGGGCTGATGGGAGTCCGTAGTTTCGAGCATGCGGCCAAGCGTAGGCCGCCGCGCACGCGCGAGCACGCGGAGCGCGCTGTACCCGCGTGACCCACAAACGCCGCAGATTGAGCCGTGGCGCGCGAACGCCGAACATGAGAACCACGCTCACTCAACCCACGTTCGACCCTCTCTATGGCAAGCAAAACGAAATTCTTCCGCGTCGCAGTGGAAGGCGCGACCGTCGACGGTCGCGAGATCAAGCGCGAGTGGCTCGCGCAGATGGCGAAGCACTACGACCCGAAGCTGTACAGCGCGCGCGTCAATCTCGAGCACCTCAAGGGCTGGGCGCCGCTCTCGACGAACAACCCGTTCGGCGCATACGGCGACGTGATCGCGCTGAAGGCGGCCGAAATCGAAGACGGCCCGCTGAAAGGGAAGATGGCGCTGTATGCGCAAATCGATCCGACCGACGAGCTCGTCGCGCTGTCGAAGAAGCGCCAGAAGATTTTTACGTCGATCGAAATCAACCCCGACTTCGCGGACATCGGCGAGGCGTATCTCGTCGGCCTCGCGGCGACCGACGACCCCGCGAGCCTCGGCACCGAAGCATTGCAGTTCGCCGCGAAGCGCTCGAACAACCTCTACTCGCCAGCATGTGAGACGGCGATCGAATTCGAAGGCGCGACCGAAACTGCCGGCCTCAAGGAATGGGTGAAGAGCCTGTTCGCCCGCAATCGCGAGAACGACGACGAGCGCTTCGCCGACGTGCGCGAAGCCGTCGAACGGGTCGCGACCCACGCACACAACAGCGGGCGCGAAGTCGCGACGCTGAGCGCGGCCGTCACGAGCGCGACGAGCGCCGCGGCCGACGCGAAGAAGCGTGCCGACGAAGCGTTCGCCGCCGTCGAGGCGCTCACCGAGAAGCTGTCGAACACCGACAACGGCGCACCGCAGCGCCCGCCGTCGACCGGCTCGACGGGCGAGCTCGTCACCGACTGCTGACCCATCCCGCACACCACACAGGAGAATTTCCCGATGAGGAAGGAAACGCGCCAGGCGTATGAACGGTACGCCGCGCAAATCGCCAAGCTGAACGACACGGCCGACGTGTCGACGAAATTCGCGGTCGAGCCGACCGTGCAACAGAAGCTCGAAACCAAAATGCAGGAATCGAGCGAGTTTCTCGCGCGCATCAACGTGCTGCCCGTGACCGAGCTCGAAGGCGAGAAGCTCGGCCTGTCGGTATCCGGCCCGATCGCGAGCCGCACCGACACGACGAAGACCGACCGCAAGCCGGTTGACCCGACGGGCCTCGACAGCAATCGCTACCGTTGCGAGAAGACCGACTACGACACGGCAATTCCGTATCGCAAGCTTGACGCATGGGCGAAGTTCAACGACTTCCAGCAGCGCATCCGCAACGTGATCGTCAATCAAGCCGCGCTCGATCGGATCATGATCGGCTGGAACGGCGTGAAGGCGGCCGCGACGACCGACAAGCAGGCGAACCCGCTGTTGCAGGACGTCAATATCGGCTGGCTGCAACAGTACCGCGAGCGTGCGGCGCAGCGCGTGCTGCACGAAGGTGCGAAGCAGGCCGGTAAGGTACTCGTCGGCAAGGCCGGCGATTACGAGAACCTCGACGCGCTCGTGATGGATATCGTCTCGTCGATGATCGATCCGTGGTTCCAGGAAGACACGGGACTCGTTGTGATCTGCGGCCGCGAGCTGCTGCACGACAAGTATTTCCCGATCGTCAACGCGACGCAGGCGCCGACCGAGCGGCTCGCGGCCGATGTGATCGTGAGCCAGAAGCGCATCGGCAACCTGCCGGCCGTGCGCGTGCCGTTCTTCCCGAAGCGCGCGCTGATGGTGACGAAGCTCGACAACCTGTCGATCTACTTCCAGGAAGGCGCGCGCCGGCGCGCACTGATCGACAACCCGAAGCGTGACCAGATCGAGAACTACGAATCATCGAACGACGCCTACGTCGTCGAAGACTTCGGTTGCGGCTGTGTCGCCGAAAACATCGAACTGGTGACGGCATGACGATCAACACGCCCGCCCGTGCGCACTTCGAACGCGTCTCGGCCGCGCGCGCGGCGGCCGCGGCGTCGCCCGGCGAAACGATGAGAGGCGCGACCGCCTATGAGCTGATGCTCGCGAAGCTCGCGGCCGACCGTCGCGCGCTCAAGGGCATTCAGTCGATCGAGCGGAAAGTCGAGCTGAAACGCAAGCTGCTGCCGGAGTACGCCGACTACGTGGCGGGCGTGTTGAGCGGCGGCCGCGGCGCGCAGGACGACGTGCTCGTGACGGTGATGGTCTGGCGCATCGACGCCGGCGACTTCGACGGCGCGCTCGCGATCGCGGCCTACGCGCTCGCGCACGGCCTGACGCTGCCCGACCAGTTCGAGCGCTCGCTCGCGTCGCTCGTCGCCGAGCAGTTCGCCGACGCCGCGCTGTCGTCGTTCCTCGACGGCGAGACGTTCGACGCGGCGAGCCTCGAGCTCGTCGACGATCTGACACGCAACGCCGACATGCACGACCAGGTGCGCGCGAAGCTGTACAAGGCGCTCGGCTACGCGACGCAGGCCGATGCGCCGGCGCGCGCGCTCGACTATCTGCGCCGCGCGGTCGCACTGAACGATCGCGTCGGCGTGAAAAAGGACATCGACCGGCTGACGAAGCTGGTCGAAGCCGCGGGCCGTCAGGGCGACGGCGCCGACGGCACGTAAAGAGCCCACCTCGGCATGGCGGCACCGGCGCCCAGGCCCTACGCCTGACGGTGACGGGCCTTGTGCGCCGGTCCACCGCCACCTCATTCCGAACTGACCATGAACAGCTTTGTTGCCACCGCCGCGCCCGCCGTCGCGGCGACGCCGATCGACGGCGCGTTGACGAACGACGGTTTCTTCCCGGACATCGATCTGTCCGCGCTGCGCGACGCGATGCGCCTGGACGGCACCGTGGCGCACGAGCGGCTGCGGCACGCCGCGCGCGACGCGATGCTGACCGTGAACGACGAGCTCGCCGCGTGGCGCGCCCGGCAGCGCGCGGCGGGCGCGGCGACGCTCGCCGACGTGCCGGCCGCGCGCATCGATGGCGAATCGGCGCACGTTTCGCGCTACCGGCGCGCGGTGTACCACCTGACGCACGCGGACGTGACGGAGAAGTACCGCGGCTACGACACGACGAAGAGCGGCGGCCAGGTCGCGGCCGATCTGGCGGCGACGGTCGACGATTCGCGGCGCGCCGCGCGATGGGCCATCAGCGACATCCTCGGCATCGCGCGTTCGACTGTGGAACTGATCTGATGAGCCGCCCCATGTACCGCATCCGGCAAATCGCGCAGTCCCGCGTGCGCGGCGGAAAGCTGTTCTTCGCGGGCGCGTTCCAGGTACAGCGACGCGCCGCTGGCCTGTTTTGGTGCGAGATCACCTATTGCTCGGATCGCACCGGCGCTGAAGCCGCAATAAGGGCCGACGCGATCGCGCGCCGGCGGATGCGAATCAAGCCGCGCGTGCTCGGCCTGTTCGATCGCGAAGGGCAGGAACTCGGGAAATGAAGATTGCGGCGCTGCAAGGCGACACGCTCGACGCGCTGTGCTGGCGGCACTACGGCAGCACGGCGGGCACGGTCGAAGCGGTGCTCGACGCGAATCCGGGCCTCGCCGAGCTCGGCGTCGTGCTGCCGATGGGAACTGTCGTCGACATGCCCGAGCGCAGCGCGATCGAGACGACCACGCCGCTATTGCAACTGTTTGACTGACCGGAGCCGAATGAATGGCTGAACCGAACACCACCTCGGCCGCGGCGCTGTTCGCCGCAGTCGGCCTCGCCGGCATCGCGCCGGGCGTCGACGGTGACGCGCTGATCGGCGCGTTCGCCGGCGCGGCGCTCGTCGTCGTCACGTCGAAAGACCTCGGCCTCGCGAAGCGCGCCGCATACATGCTCATCTCGCTCGTGATGGGCTACCTCGCCGCGCCCGAAATCATCCACGCCGTGCCGATCCGCTCGACGGGCGTCGCCGCGTTCTTCGCGGCCGCGCTCGTGATCGCGGTCACGCTGACGCTCATCGAGCGCGTGAAGGGCATGGACCTGTTCGCGCTGTTTCGCAAGGGAGACTGACGTGCATGTTTCGTCCGCACTCGTCGCGCTCGCCGCGCATCTGGCCGTCATCGTGCGCGTGCTGACCTACCGCAAGAACGGCGCGCGGCATCGCTTCCACGTCGCGTGGGTGGCCTGGGTGATCGTCGCGATTTCGGGCGGCTCGGCGATCGAGCTGCTGTTTCATCCGAAGCCGACCGGCTTCTTTCACGCGGCGCTCGCGGTTCTGTTCGCCGTGTTGGTGTACCTCGCGCGCGGCAACGTCGCGCGCCTTCTACGGAGTGACGAAGCGTGAACATCCTTCGATTCAACGATCACGGCGCGGAAGTCGGACTGCTGCAGCAACGCCTCGTGCGCGCCGGTTATCCGGTCGACGTATCGCACCTTTACGACGAACAGACCGAGCGGGCCGTCCAGACGTTGCAGGCGGCCGCGGGCCTCGTCGACGACGGCATCGCCGGCCCGAAAACCTACGCGGTGCTCGCGAGCGGGCAGCGTGACCCCAAGCACCTGACGCTCGCCGACATCATTCGTGCCGCGAACACGCTTGGCGTATCGGTCGCGTGCGTGCGCGCGGTCAACGAAGTCGAGTCGCGCGGCACGGGCTTTCTGGACGACGGCCGACCGAAGATTCTGTTCGAGCGGCACGTCATGTATCAGCGGCTCGTCGTGAATCTCGGCAAGGAAGCAGCGGATGCGGCCGCCGCTCGATGGCCGGGCGTCGTCAATCCGAAGCGAGGCGGCTACCAGGGCGGCGCCGCTGAATACGTGCGGCTCGATACCGCGGCGCGCATTGACGCGGCGTGCGCTTACGAGTCGGCGAGCTGGGGCGCGTTCCAGATCATGGCGTATCACTGGGAGCGCCTCGGCTACGCGAGCGTCGACGACTTCGTGGCGCGCATGGAGCTGAGTGAAGCCGAGCATCTCGACGCGTTCGTGCGCTTCGTCGCGACCGACAAAAAGCTGTTGGCCGCGCTGAAGGGCCGTAAGTGGGCGGCGTTCGCGGACGGCTACAACGGCCCGGAATACGCGATCAACCTGTACGACGTGAAGCTCGACCGTGCGTATGTGAAGTACGCCGGCGCCGGCAAGGCGGCCGCATGAACTTCTCGCGCCTTCTGTCGTGGGCGTGGCTGGCCTTCGCGGTCGCGCTCGTCGTGAGCTGCGAGCACGGCCGCACGCTGCGCGCGCAGCTCGAGCAGGCGACGGCGGATGCACGGCGCACGAATCAGGAGGCGCAAGCGCGCGCCGCGATCATCGAGCGTCTGTTGGCCGATGCCAAGGACAAGGATGCGCAGCGCGTGCAGCTCGACCGTGCGCGCGCCGGCGTCGACGCGACGCTCGCGACCTATCGAAACGAACTGCGGAGACTGATCGATGAAAACGCTGCCGTGCGCGCCTGGGCTGCTGGCGCTCTGCCTGATGATGTTGTGCGCCTGCACGCAAGCCCCGCCCTCAATGGCGCCGACGATTACGCTCAACGAATGCGCGAGCGTGACGCGCTGCACGATGCCGGCGATGGAACCACGAACCAACGGTGAACTGAGCGACGCGCTGCACGTCGCGCGCGCGGCGTGGGCGCGCTGCGCGTCCGAAGTTGACATGATCGCGACGTGTCAGGCGCGCGTGCGGCGGGCGGACGGCCATGAATAAGCCGAACAGCCTACGTGCGGCGCTTGTCGCCGCGTTGCCGCAGCTCAATGCGTCGCCCGATCAACTGCTCGTGTTCGTCAACGAAGGCCGGATCGAGGCGACGGGCACGCGAACCGCGTCGTTCGACTACGAATACGAGTGCGAGATCATCGTTCGCGATTTCGTGGGCAGCGCGGATGACGTGATGATCGCCGTCGTCGAATGGGCGCGCGCGAATCAACCGGACCTCGTGACGAATCGGGACGAGCGCCGCGACGGCATTACGTTCGTCGCCGACATCCTGTCGAACAACGCCGTCGACCTCGGGCTCAAAGTGAAGCTATCGGAAAGCGTCGTGGTCGGAACCGACGAAGCCGGCAACCGGACGGTCGAGCACATCGACGACGCGGCCGACGAGTGGCTATCGTGACGGACGATCTTCAGGCGCTCGAAAGGTGGGCGGGCGGACTGCTCGCGAAGCTGTCGCCGGCGGCCCGCCGTCAACTGCTGCGCGAGCTCGGCCGCGATCTGCGGCGGGCGCAGCAGGCACGCGTTGCCGCGCAGCACAACCCGGACGGCAGCGCATACGAGCCGCGGAAGGTGAAGCGCGGCGGCAAGCGCTTGCGCGACAAGGCCGGTCGCGTGAAGCGCGAGACGATGTTTCGGAAGCTGCGCACGGCGCGCTATCTGCGCGTCGACGTTGACGACGCGGGCTTGGCGATCGGCTTCGACGAACGGCTCTCGCGCATCGCCCGTGTCCACCAGGAGGGTCAGAAAGCGCCCGTCGAGCCGGGCGGGCCGCTCGCGCAGTATCCGGTTCGCGTCGTGCTCGGTTTCGCGGATGCCGATCGAGAACTTGTGCGTGATCGGTTGTTACGGTACTTGAACCACTGATCGTGAGGAATCACATACTTGATATTAATTATTAAAGCGCAAAAATACTCGAATATATTTCTCAATTTTATTTCGCGCATCCATCAAAACCACAATCAATATTAGATCGATATTTAGTGCCGACAATCACCTTGATTTGTGCGCTAAACGATCTATCTTTCGCATGGCACCGGCACCTTTTGTCGGCGCTCCCTTGACTGAAACAGCGAAAGCGGTCTATCAAAATGCGTGCATTTAATTCATCAATGAATTAAACATTCATTTGGGGCGAAAAAATGAAATCAACCCTTTGGAATCGATTCTTACGCCTGATCATGTCAGCAAACGTGATTATCGGATTTACACTGTCTCCAATTTTCGCGTTCGCGGACGATGGATCGGCACTCGTTGCACCAAGTTTGTCGAGCGTGATTTCAAACCCCGTTATGCGAAATGTGGTCGGCCCTACTTGTACGCAAAATGTAACCATTACGTCGATCGCCAACCACGATCTTGTCTCGACTGAATTGGGATACACCGGGAGCGACTATGCGATGCTGCGTGCCCGCGCAACCGTGAAAGGGCCGTGGGAGCAATACACAATCTGCAATTTCGCAAGCGATGGATACTGGACGATTCAATCGCAGGCCGATGGGTTGTACGTCTCGGCGGAACTTGGTTACACGGGTAACCAGTACGGGATGCTGCGTGCGCGGGCTTCCGTCGTGGGGCCGTGGGAGAAGTTCTCGTTCGGTTCCTGTGGCGTAGGTTGCACGACGATCCAATCACAAGCGAATGGATTGTACGTCTCAGCGGAACTTGGCTATACAGGGGATCAATACGGAATGTTGCGTGCCCGCGCTACTGTTGTAGGTCCTTGGGAGCAGTTCCGTTAATACTCTCGGACCAGGAAAGCCAGAAAGCGCCCGTCGAGCCTGGCGGGCCGCTCGCGCTGTATCCGGTTCGCGTCGTACTCGGTTTCGCCGATCTCGATCGCGAGCTCGTACGCGATCGACTCCTTCGCGGGGTGACTCGGTAAAGCGTCGCGCACCTACCAAGAATTGGAGTTGTCTGAATCCAATACTTAGATAGGCTGCACGTCACGTGTGCGTAGATTGCACTGTCTGCTCGCGCGACATCCGATGTGCGTGCTTGGTCTTCATAGATGCTCGCTTTGTTCCAGGAGGCTTACGATGCCTAGCAAATTGTTTCTATATGACGCGAACGAAGCCAACAAAGATTTGCTCGATTACTTCAAGAACAAAAATTACACGAGAATCGCACTCACCAATGACCCAAGATTCTTTTGGACACAGGTCGATTCTGTTAATAATGACGGCTATCTCGCCATTATGAGCCATGGCAATAACCAAACCTTTGAGATAGCCACTGGAAATTCACCCGCGGATTTGCCACAGGACCGGATTGTGCCGTTTGCAACGTCGCTCCTACAGCGTAATGTGACGCTATATCTCTTGTCCTGCCACACCGGGAATAATCCTCTAGGCGAATTGTTGGGGATTCCAAATTTCAAATTCGCGGCACCGAAGGGCTATGCTCAAGTCAGATCCAGTTCGGCGGGGGTTGGAGTCTATTCTGTCGTAGATCCCCATGCGTCAGATCTGAAATACGCAGGATGGACTGGAAGCGAAGATGTCATTCCCAATCGAGCCACGAAACCGCTCAATATAAAGTAGCTCGCCCTGTCATCTGCGCTCTGAGATGGCTTCTGGCCAGTCCGCTCGTGATTGAACTTGGCATGTGACGATGGGGGGCAAATTACGTCGATCGTCAATCAACCTCAACTACATAGTCACGCGCTACGCCTAAGCGATGCATTGCAATCGCGTAATACGTGGCGTTCGTCTCGCATCCGATCCAGTGCAGCCCCGCTTCGCGGGCCGCCGCGAGAAACGTGCCCGAACCGGCGAACAGATCGCACACGACGCCGCCGGCCGGCACGAGCCGCACGACCTCACGCGCCACGTCGAGCGGCTTCTCGGTCACGTGGCGCTTCGGATAGGTGAGCCGAGACGGGAACACGCCAGGCAGGTATACGTCGCCGTCGCGCATCGCGCCGCGGCTTGCCCACACGATGAATTCGGCCTGTTGCGCGAAGCCGCCGCGCCGCGGCCGCGTGCGGCCGGGCGTCTTGTCCCATACCGCGATGCCGCGCAGGATCAAGCCGGCGGCCTGCACGACATCGGTCAGCGTCGGGAGTTGCCGCCAGTCGATGAAGCACACGAGCAGCCCGCCCGGCTTCAGCGCGCGCCGGCATTCCGTCAGCCACGCGTGACACCAGAACGCCCACGCGCGTTGGTCCATGTTGTCGCTCTCGAAGTCCACGTAGGCGGCTTTCGTGTCGCTGTTGATGTACTTCTCGCTCGGCGGCCGCGTGCGCGCCGACGTATGCAGTCCGCCCGACGAATACGGCGGGTCGGTGAATACCATGTCGATCGAGGCGTCGGGCAGCGTGCGCGCCATCGTGAGCGCGTCCATTGCGTGAAGTTGGTCGAGTAGCGAGGCAAGGTCGGCCGCGGTTGCGGCGACAGTCGGTTGAATCGTCATCGTGTTGCGGAAGTGAAAAAAGCGCGCGCAGCGCATGCCGCGCGCATCGTTGTGCGTGTCGAGCGGCCATTGTCGACGCACGTTTCGCCGCGCGGATCACGAGCACGCTGTACCCGGCAGCACGACAGAGGCAAGTGCTCGCGCCCCGCGCGTGCGGCCGGCACCATTGCCGGTATGGATGCGAACGAAATTCAACGGCAAGCACGCAACGCCGTGCGCAAAGGCTCGATTCTCGATGTCGACCACGCGGCCGGCCTCTGCCGCGTGTCGATCGGCGAGTCGGACGACGACGGCCTGCAAACGAACTGGATTCCCTGGCTTGCGCCGGCGGCCGGCAAGACGCGCGAGTGGTTGCCGCCGGCGAAGGGCGAGCAGGTCGTCGTGCTCGGCGCGATGGGCGACCTTGCGCAAGGCGTCGCGCTGCGCGGCGTCTTCTCCGATGCGTTCCCCGCCCCCGACAACCTTCCGAACACGCACACCCGCGTCTATGCGGACGGCGCGCGCGTGAGCTACGACCACGACGCGCACGCGCTCACGGCCGAATTGCCCGTCGGCGCGACGGTGCGCGTCGTCGCGCCCGTGTCGGTCACGGTCGAGACGGAATCGGCGACCGTGAAGGCTGCGTCGGTCACGCTCGACGCCGAGCAGACCATCTGCACCGGCGCGCTGCTCGTGAAAGGGCCGCTCGCGTTCGAGTCCGGCATGACGGGCGCGGGCAGCGCCGGCGACGGCAACGTCATGCGCATCGACGGCGCGGCCGATTTCACAGGCGAAGTGCGCTCGATGGGCAAGAGCGTGCCCTTCCATACGCACCAGGCACGCGGCGAATCGGCCGAAGTGAGCCTGCCGCTATGAAGGGTATGAACGCAATCACCGGCCGCTCGATGTCCGGGCTCGACCACCTCGCGCAGTCGATCGGCCGGATCGTCACGACGCCGCTCGGCTCGTGCATCCAGCGCCGCACGTTCGGCTCGGAGCTGCCCGACCTCATCGACGCGCCCGCCAACGGCGCGACCCGCATCCGCCTGTATGCGGCGATCGCAACCGCACTGATGCGGTGGGAGCCGCGTTTGATCGTGACGCGCGTTCAGATTTCGGCGGCGGCCGCCGACGCCTTCGCCGGCCGGCAGTTCGTCGACATCGAAGGCTGGACCGACGAGCGCGACGAGCTCGTCTCGCTGCGCGCGCCGCTGTCCGATGGGAGCCCATCATGAGAAGCACGCCGATCGACCTTTCGCAGCTCCCCGCGCCGGATATCGTCGAGCCGCTCGACTTCGAGACGCTATTCGCGGAACGGAAGGCACGACTCGTGTCGCTGTATCCCGTCGAGTACCAGGCGGAAATCGCCGCGACGCTCGCGCTCGAATCGGAGCCCGTGACGCGCGTCTTGCAGGAGAACGCCTATCGCGAAGTGCTGCTGCGCCAGCTCATCAACGACAAGGCGCGCGGCCTGCTGCTCGCGTATGCGCGCGGCACGACGCTTGAACACATCGCGGCGCTGTTCGATGTCGAGCGGCTCGTGATCACGGCGGCCGATCCGGAGAACGGTATCGATGCGGTCTATGAGGACGACGACAGTCTGCGCGAGCGCGTGCAGCTCGCGCCGCGCGGCTTCTCCGTCGCCGGCCCCGAAGAAGCGTACGTGTTCCATGCACGCGCGGCGGACGGCCGCGTACTGTCCGCGTCCGCGCGCAGCCCCGAGCCGTGCGTGATGGTCGTCACGGTGCTGTCGCGCGAAGGCGACGGCACGGCGAGCGACGAGCTCATCGACATCGTGCGCGCGGCGCTCGAAGGCGTGCGGCCGCAAGGCGACGAGGTATTCGTGCAGAGCGCGAAAGTCGTGCCGTATTCGATCCGCGCGATGCTGCGCTTCTTCTCCGGTCCGGATCGCGGCGTCGCGCTCGCGGAAGCCCGCAAGCGCACCGACAAGTTCGCCGCGGCCATGCGGCGCATCGGCATGGAAATCACGGTCGACGGCCTGCACGCGGCGATGCGTGTCGCCGGCGTGCAAAAGGTGTTGCTCGACTCGCCCGCCGGCGGCGTCGCCGTGACGCACGAGCAGGCGCCGTACTGCACCGGAATCGAGCTGATCGACGGCGGGGTGGCGGATGACTAGGTTGGCCCCCTCGCTGCTGCCCCGAACGCGACCGCGCTTGAGCGGCGACTCGCGGCGACGAACGCGCGTATCAGCGACATCCCGGTCGACATCGGGACGCTGATGAACCCGGACACGATCCCGCTGCGGTTCCTGCCGTGGCTCGCGTGGCACCTCGGCGTCGAGACGTGGAAGGACTACTGGCCCGAACAGGTGAAGCGCGCGCGCGTGAAAGCGGCGATTCGGATCGCGCGCAAGAAAGGCACGGCCGCGGCCGTGCGCGAAGTGTGCGCGTCGTTCGGCGCGAACGTCGTGATGCGCGAATGGTTCGAGACGACGCCGAAGGGCCGGCCGGGCACGTTTGAAATCTTGATGACGGTCGGCGCGCGCGACGGCATCCCGGCGACCGCCGAATACGTCGCCGACATCATCGCCGAAGTCGACCGGGCCAAGCGCGGCACCGCGCATTACACGCTCACGCAAGGATTCAGCGCGACAGGCGCGCAGCGCATCGGCGCAGGCGCACGCGCGGCGGTGTATCGCCGCCTGTCCCTCACGGATATCTGACATGGCTGGAACCCTCATCAACATCACCGACGCCGGCCGGGCGGCGCTGGTCGCCCCCGGCAACACCGGCACCACCGCGCGTCGCGTCGTCGAGATCGGGCTCGGCGCCGCGCCGTTCGCGTTCGACCGCGGCATGAAGACCATGCCGAGCGAGCGCAAGCGCGTGACGACATTCGGCGGCGACAACGTGGCGCCGGACACCGTGCATGTCGTGATCCAGGACGATTCGGACGATCAATACTCGCTCTATGCGTTCGGCCTGTACCTCGACAACGGCGTGTTGTTCGGCGTCTACGTGCAGGACACGCCGATCCTCGAAAAATCGCCCGCGGCGCTGCTGCTGCTCGCGACCGACGTCGTCTTCGCGACGATCGACGCGGCGAAGCTCGAGTTCGGGCCGGCGACGTTCCTGAACCCGCCGGCGACGACCGAGCGCAAGGGCGTCGTCGAGCTCGCCACTCAGGCGGAAGTCGACGCGGGCGACGACGATACGCGCGCGATCACGCCGAAGACGGCCAGGCGGCGCTATGCGGCGCTGTCGGGCGCGGCGTTCGACGGTCCTGTGCGCGTCGTCGCCGACGCTGACGAGCGCGCCGCGCAGCTCGACGTGTCGCCGAAGGCGCCCGGCGTCGGCAAGCTCGGCAAGGTGCGTCTGTTCGGCACGTTCGGCGACGCGGCGCTGCCTGATCTGAGCCCGCGGCTCGCTGCGACGCTTCGCGCGGGATTCGATGCTGGCGCATGGGGCCGCGAGTACGTCGATGTGTGCCTGAACGACGGCACGAACAACGACGCGGGCAGCGACGCGAAGCAGAAGCGCGTCGTGCGCTTCACGTCGGGCGGCCGTGTGCTGATCGGCGATCGCGCCGACGATGGCAAGACCGCGCTGCAGGTGCGCGGCGGCGTCGACGCATCGGAAGGCGTCACCGCGCGCGCGATCGACGCGGGCGGCACCGGCGGGCAGTTCCGCGCCGTCTGCGACGGCTACGGCGCGTTCATCCGCAACGACGGCTGGAGCGTGTATTTCCTGTCGACCCCGAAAGGCGCCCCGGACGGCGGCTTCAACGACTATCGGCCGTTCTCGTGGTCGCTGTCGACGGGACAGGTGATCGTCGACGGCAGCGGAGCGGGCACGGTCTTCGGTGGCGCCGTGACCGTCGCCCACGATCTCGAAGTCGGCCGGAAGGCAGACGAAGGGCATCTCAAGCTCGGTCCGGTCGACGGTTATTTCTACGCGAACCAGGTCAGCACCGGTTGGTGGTCGCCGACCGGATCGACGTTTCAATACATCTTTGCCGACCACACGTTCCGCGTCGACGGACGGATCGTATGGCACGAAGGCAACCTCGACCCGCTCGACAAGAGCAAGGGCGGCACGGTGCGCGGCGATATCGCGTTCGCGACGGGCAAGCGGCTCGTGCTTGCTGAAGGTAGCCCGTCGGTGCCATCGCTCACGTTCGCCAACGATGGCGCGCCGGATACCGGCCTCTATCACGCTGCGGACGGCGAGTTTGGCGTGACGTGTAACACCAGCGTCGTCGTGCGCTTTTCACCGACGCTCGCCGTGTTCGAACAGCCCGTGACGGGACCGACACCGCCGGCGGCCGATCGATCGTCGCGCCTCGCGACGACGGAATGGGTCCGGTCCGTCCTGTCATCGACGACCATCGGCCAGATTGTCTTCGAGCCGCGGACGACCGTGCGGCCAGGTTTCCTCAAGGCGAACGGCGTGCTCGTGAACCGGGCCGACTACCCCGAGCTGTGGGCGTACGCGCAGGCAAGCGGCGCGCTCGTGTCCGACGCGGATTGGATGAAAGACCGCTGGGGCGGCTTCTCGACGGGCGACGGCGCGACGACGTTCCGCCTGCCCGAGCTACGCGGCGAGTTCATTCGATGCTGGTCCGACGCGCGCGGCGGCGTCGACGCGAGCCGCCAGATTGGCGCGTTCCAGGGCGACCAGAACCACTCGCACGCGCACAGCGCGGGCGCGAGCGAAGCGCCTGACCACAACCACTCGGCCTGGACCGACGTGCAAGGTTGGCACGCCCACCACGGCTGGACGAGCAGCGTCGGGGACCATCAGCACATCGTGCCGTTCGGGCAAAACGACCGGACATTTACTCCGCCGTGGGGAACAAACGGCGAAAACAACCGCTTCGGTGCGCAGACGGAAGACTGGGACAACAAGTGGTTCCTCACCAGTCCCGCGGGCAGCCACAACCACGAGTTCAACACCGAGGGCAGCGGCAACCACGGGCACGCCGTCGGCATCGGCGGCGGCGGCCGGCACGCTCACGCGATCACCGTTCAGCCTGACGGCGGCGACGAAGCCCGCCCGCGCAACGTCGCGCTGCTCGCGCTGATTCGCGCCTACTAACCACGAGAGACACGACATGCTGATTCACCACTACGACCCGGCAACGGGCGAATACCAGAGCAGCGGCCAACCGGACGCCGACCCGCGCAACGACGGCCGCTGGCTGATTCCCGCGTCCGCGACGCTCGACGCCCCGCCGGCGCGCACGCCCACCAGTTGGCCGTTCTATCGCGACGGCGCGTGGTTCCTGCTGCCCGACTACCGCGGCCGCACCTGCTATCGGACGGATACGGGCGAGCCCGTCGAAATCGCGATCGCGGGCAAGACGCCGGCCGACCTCGGCTTGACGACCGAGCCGCGCCCGTCCGAGCGTCACGCGTGGATCGATGGCGTGTGGACCGTGCCGCCCGAGCTGATCGCGCGCGAGAAGCGCGACGCGGCAATGGCGGAATTCGAGCGGCGCATGGAGATCGCGCGCCGGGAGAACCTCGGCAAAGCGGACGCCTACGCGGCGGGCCAGCTCGACGACGAGCAGACGTACTACTTCAAAGCCTGGTCGGCCTACCAGATGGCGCTCGTTGCCGCGATCCAGGCAGACACGTTCCCTGACGTGATCGCGTGGCCCGACACGCCGGCGGCCTACGTGCCGCCGCCGCCCGAACCCGTCGCGCCCGATGGCATGCCGCCCGCCGAGCCGGCCGTCGCCGGCGACGCCGCGCGGCCGGACGCCGAACACGCCCCGGCCTGACGCCGGCCCGATCACCGGGAATCCTCCCGATTTTCCATGTAACAGGAGCTGCACACCATGCCGCAGGATTACCACCACGGCGTACGCGTCATCGAAATCAACGAAGGCGGCCGGCCGATTCGCTCGGTGTCGACGGCCGTGCTCGGCGTCGTCTGCACGGCGGCCGACGCCGACGCGATCACCTTTCCGCTCAATACGCCCGTGCTGTTGACGAACGTCGTCGCCGCGCTCGGCAAGGCCGGCAAGAAAGGCACGCTGCGCCGCACGCTCGACGCGATCGGCAAGCAGACGAAGCCGCTCACCGTTGTTGTGCGCGTCGCCGAAGGCAAGGACGCCGACGAGACGACCTCGAACGTCATCGGCACCGTGACGCCGGAAGGCAAGTACACGGGCATCAAGGCGCTGCTCGCCGCGCAGGGCGCGCTCGGCGTGAAGCCGCGCATTCTCGCGGCGCCCGGCCTCGATACGCAGCCGGTCGCGGCCGCGCTCGCGTCGACCGCGCAGTCGCTGCGCGCGATGGCCTACGTGTCGGCGTCCGGCTGCAAGACGAAGGAAGAAGCCGCCGCGTACCGCAAGCAGTTCGGCCAGCGCGAAATCATGGTGATCTGGCCGGACTGGCTCGGCTGGGACGACACGACGAACGCGACGGCCGTGATCCCGGCACCGGCGATCGCCGCGGGCTTGCGCGCGAAGATCGACAACGATATCGGCTGGCACAAGACGATTTCGAATGTCGTCGTGAACGGCGTGTCCGGCATCAGCGCCGACGTGTCGTGGGGTTTGCAGGACCCGGCGGCCGATGCCGGCTACCTGAACGAGCACGAAGTGACGACGCTCGTGAACCGCAACGGTTTCCGGTTCTGGGGCGAGCGCACGTGCTCGGACGATCCGAAGTTCGCGTTCGAGAACTACACGCGCACCGCGCAGGTGGCCGCCGATTCGATCGCGCAAGCGCAGATGCCCGTCGTCGACGGGCCGCTGAATCCGTCGCTCGCGCGCGACATCGTGGAAAGCATCAACGGCTGGTTCCGGCAGCAGGTCGCGAACGGCTATCTGATCGGCGGTAGCGCGTGGATCGATCCGGAGCCGAACACGGCCGACATTCTCGCGTCCGGCAAGGCGTACATCGATTACGACTACACGCCGGTTCCGCCTCTCGAAAATCTGGTGCTGCGCCAGCGCATCACCGACCGCTTCCTCGCCGATTTCCCGGCGCGCGTGGCGGGCTAACAGGAGTCAAACGCAATGGGTATGCCTCGAAAACTGAAGGGCTTCAACGTCTTCCACAACGGTGCGAATTTCGTCGGCGAAGTCGAGGAGCTCAACCTTCCGAAGCTCAAGCGCAAGATGGAATCGTGGCAGGGCAGCGGCATGACGGGCCCCGTCAAAGTCGACTACGGCAGCGAAGAGCTCCAGCTCGAGTGGACGTGCGGCGGCTTCATGGTCGAAGTGCTCGAACAGTACGGCGCCGTGCAGCACGACGGCGTGCTGCTGCGCTTCTCCGGCGGCTATCGGCGCGAGGACAGCAAGAGGCACGACCAGATCGAAGTCGTCGTAAAGGGCCGCCATGAGGAAATCGACATGGGCACGGCGAAGGCGAAGGAAGACACGAAATTCAAGATCACGACCAACGCCAGCTACTACAAGCTGACCGTGAACGGTCGCGACCTCATCGAGCTCGACTTCGTGAACGCGGTCGAGAAGATCAACGGCATGGACCTCGCGTCGGACCTTCGCCGCGCGATGGGCCTGTAATCGCCCGCCCGCGGCGAACGCGGGCCATCCCAATTTCACATCCCACCAGGAAACACCATGACGACCATCGACACCGCCCACATCGAAACGACGAGCCACGCCGCGCTCGACGAGAACACGCACACGCTCGACACGCCGATCGAGCGCGAAGGGCAAACCATTACGCAGGTCACGCTGCGCAAGCCGGCCTCGGGCGCGCTGCGCGGCACGTCGCTCGCCGCGCTCGTGAATCTCGATGTCGACGCGCTGCGCAAGGTGTTGCCGCGCATCAGCACGCCGACGCTCACCGAGTTCGACGTGGCCAACATGGACCCGGCCGACCTCGTGGCATTGGGGGGCATCTTCGCCGGTTTTTTGATGCCGAAGGCGCTGAAAGCGAGCATGGAATCCCGGACCGCGTAGAAGACGCGATGGCCGATATTGCGACCGTGTTTGGCTGGACGCCGCACGATATGGCCGCCTTCTCCCTGGCCGAACTGATGGACTGGCGCGAGCGCGCCCGGATACGTAGCGGAAACGAGTGACGATGGACAACGCCCTGAAACTGCGCGTGATGTTCGACATGATCGACAACTTCACGAAGCCCTTGAAGAACGTGCTGAACAGCAACAAGGGGCTCGCGCAGTCGCTCAAGCAGACGCGCGGCGAGCTCGCCGAGCTCGGCAAGCAGCAGAAAGCCGTCGCCTCGTTCCGCGAGATGCGTTCCGGCCTCGTCGGCACCGCGGCGAAGCTCGACCGGGCGCAGGCGCGCGTGAAGCGCCTGGCGGATTCGCTGCGTGCGTTCGGCCCGCCGTCGCGCGACATGATCGACAAATTCGAGAAGGCGAAGCAGTCCGCGGCGCGCCTGTCGATCGAACATGAGAAGCAGTCTGCTCGCGTGCGCGAGCTGCGCGCGCAGCTCGCAGGCACGGGCATCAACACCCGCACGCTCGCCGAGCATGAACGCACGCTGCGCTCGAACATCGCGCAGACGACCGCAGCGATGCAGGCGCAGACGCGCCAGCTCGAAGTCATGACCGAGCGCGAGAAGAAGCTCGGCGCGGCGCGCGGCAAGATGCAGGCGCTACAGGGCGTCGCCGGCGGCATGGCGATCGGCGGCTACGCGGCGCGCTCGACCGGCACGCACGCGCTCGGCGATCTGCGTGAAGCGCTCGACGAAACGAAGAAGATCCAGAACGAGCGTGCTCGCATTACGGCGCTCGGTCTCGGCGACCAGGCGACGAAGGACGCCGAGAAGTACGTGCGCTCGATGCAGATGATGGGCGTGAGCACGTCGGACAACATGACGCTGATGCGTGACGCGCTGTCGATCTTCGCGGACGAGCACCACGCGCAGATGGTGATGCCGACGCTCGCGAAGATGAAGTTCGCGAACGAAGCGATGTTCGGCGCCGAAGACGCGCACGCGAACGAAGAGAAGTTCATGAACATGCTGAAGGTGATCGAGCTGCGCGGCGGCACGAAGGACGAAGCGACGTTCAAGAACGAAGCGAACATGGTGCAGAAGGTGCTGTCGGCGACGGGCGGCCGCGTCGGCGGCGACGAGTGGCGCAACTTCATCCAGACGGGCGGCGTCGCCGCGAAGCAGATGCGCCAGGACGCGTTCTACTACCAGATGGAGCCGCTGATTCAGGAAATGGGCGGGCACGCGGTCGGCACAGGTCTCATGTCCATGTACAACAACATCTATCAGGGTAAAACGACGGTCAAAGCAGCGCGCGAACTGGTGAACCTCGGGCTCATCAAGAAAGAAGGGATCGAGTACAACAAGATGGGGCAAGTCAACCACTTCAAGACGGGCGCACTGAAGGGCAGCGACCTGCTGAAAGCGTCCCCGCTCGAATGGCTGGAAAAGGTGTTTCTGCCGCAGCTCGCCGCGAAGGGGATTACCGATCCGGACAAGATCAAGGACGTTATCGCAACCGTATTCACCAACCGCACCGCTGCGAACTTGGCGACGACGATGGTCATGCAGCGGGAGCAGATTCACAAGAACGAGAAGCTGAACAAGGGCGCATATGGCATCGACGAAATGCACGACCTCGCGTCGAAACAGACGCCTGGAAAGGAGATTGACGCGCTCTCGAAGGTGCGCGACCTGAAGAACGAAATCGGCGAACGCGTCGCGCCGATATACAACGCCGCGCTCGACAAAACCCGCGAGCTGGCCGACAGGCTGTTGAAAACGATTCAGGCACACCCCGAAGCAACCAAGGTCATCGTGATCGTTGCCGCCGCGCTCGGCACGCTGCTCGCCGTGATGGGAACCTTCACGATCGTCCTCGCCGGCGTGCTCGGTCCAATGGCGATCGTCCGCTACAGCCTGTCGACGCTCGGCCTACGCGGCGGCCTGGTCGGCAAGATTTTTCGCGGGCTTGGGTCGCTGATGCGCGGAACGTTCGTGGGCGCGTTGAAGATGGTCGGCCGTGCCTTCACGGTGCTTGGCCGCCTCGCGATGGCGAATCCGCTGCTCGCCATCGTCGCGTTGCTCGCCATGCTCGCACTCTACGTGTGGCAGAACTGGGACACGCTCGGCCCGAAGTTCGAAGCGTTGTGGCAGGGAATCAAAGACGGCGTGAAGGCGGTCGGCGACTGGATCGGGGAGAAATGGGACGCAACGCTCACGTGGGTCAACGAGAAGATTTCGGGCATCGGAGACAGCATCCAGACCGCGCTCGACGACGCCGGCCGCGCGATTCTCGATTGGTCGCCGCTCGATCTGTTCGATTCGGTCTTTGCGGGCGTGCTGTCGTGGTTCGGTATCGAGTTGCCGGGCCGGTTCTCGGAGCTGGGCGCGAATCTCGTGCAGGGGCTCGCGAACGGCATCACGAACAGTCTCGGTGCCGTGAAGGATGCGATTACGGGCGTCGGCGACAGCACGATTGGCTGGTTCAAAGAGAAACTCGGCATTCATAGCCCGAGCCGCGTTTTCGCGGAGCTCGGCGGCTTCGTGGGCGAAGGCGCAGCGGTCGGCATGGAAGGGGAGCAGCGCCGCGTTGCGCGGGCCGCGCTCGGCCTCGCGACGGCCGCCATTGCATCGTTCGGCGCGCCGGCGCTCGCCAAGACGCCCGCGGCGCTTATCCGGCCGGCCGTCGCGCTCGACCGGCCGCCGGCACTCGTCGCGCGGCCCGCGCCGCTGGTTCAGTCGACCGTGCCGATTGATCGGCGGCCGCCGGTCGCGGCCGCGCCGGCGTCGCGCGCCGCGCCAGCTCACGGGCCAGCGTCGCCGATCGTCATCAACATCTACTCGCAGGCCGGGCAAGACCCGCACGCGATCGCGCGCGAAGTCGAAGCGGCGCTCGATCGCCGCGAGCGCGCGAAGCAGTCGCGCATCGGCTCGCGCCTGTCGGACTGACGCAACCGGAGCCACGCATGCTCATGTCCCTCGACCAATTCGTTTTTAGCCTCACGAGCGCGCCGTTCCGCGAATTGCAGCGGCGGCGCACGTGGAAGCATCCGACGAACTCGCGCGTCGGCGCGCGCGACGGCCGCCAGTTCGCCGGCGTCGGCGATGACACGATCACGCTGAACGGCCTGGTCGCGCCCGAGACGTTCGGCTCGATCGCGTCGATTCGCGAGCTTGCCGCGATGGCGGACGCCGGCGAAGCGTACGTGCTCGTTGACGGCGCCGGGAATGTCTACGGCGCGTACGTGATCGCCGAACTGAACGAGACGCAGAGCTACCACACGGCGGACGGCACGCCGCGGCGCATCGAGTTTCAGCTCACGATCGAGCGCGTCGACGACGACGTGCTGCGCACGGCGCGCGAGAGGAACACCCGGAAGGGCAAGCGCTGATGGCCACGTCGACGAACGAACGCACCACGCGACCGGAATCGCACGACGCGCCGCGCGTCGCGCGCCTGCATCCGCAGCCGGACTACCGAATTTCGGTGGGCGGCCGCGATCTGTCACGCCTGTTCGCGCCGCGGCTCGTGTCGCTGTCGATTTCGGAGTCGCGCTCCGGCGAAGCGGACACCATCGATATCGTGCTCGACGACTCGAAAAACGATCTGGACATTCCGAAGCGCGGCGCGACGATCAAGGCGTCGATCGGATGGGCCGGCGAGCCGCTCGTCGACAAGGGCAGCTTCGTCGTGAACGAAGTCGAGCACAGCGGCGCGCCGGACATCATCACGATTCGCGCGCGCTCGGCCGCGATGACGAGCGGCATGCAGGAGCGCCGCGAAAAGAGCTGGCATCGGCAGACGATCGGCTCGATCGTGCATGCGATCGCCGGCCGCTACGCGCTGGCGCCGACCGTCGGCGACGCGCTCGCGAAAATCCTGATCGCGCACATCAACCAGACGCACGAATCGGACATGTCGTTTCTCACGCGCCTCGCGAAGCGCTACGACGCCGTGATGAACGTGAAAGACTTGCGCCTGCTGTTCATGCCGATCGGCACCGGCCAGACGGCGAGCGGCAAGCAGCTCGACGTGCTCGAACTGACGCGCGCGAGCGGCGACAGCCATCGCTACCACGTGTCGGAACGCGAGAACTACGCGGCCGTGCGCGCGCACTACCATTCGAACGGCCGCGCGAAACGGAAGTCGGTCATCGTCGGCGGGGAGAACAACAAGAACGTGAAGGTGCTGCCGGAAGACTACGCGACGGAAGCCGAAGCGCGAGCGGCCGCGCAAGCCGAGTTCAAGCGGATGCAGCGCAGCCAGGCGACGATGAGCTACACGCTCGCGCGCGGCCGCGCCGAGCTGTTCCCGGAAATGCCCGTCGTCGTGTCGGGCTTCAAACCGGAAATCGACGAGACGGCGTGGCTTGTGAAGAAGGCGACGCACACGATCGGCGACGTTGGGTTCACGACCGCGCTCGAGCTCGAAATGCGCGACGATCCGACGACGGAGCGGCATCGGTCGCATTTCAGGAAAGCTGGAAAATGAAATTCCTTTCGGATTACGTCGGCTTTGCCCCGAACCAATGCCCGATCCCTTCGCCTCTCAGGTAGTAGAGTTTCACGCCGTTAAGAACGCGTTCCTGATTGTCGCCCCCCTCCTTATACTTCGTCACCATATCCATGATTTTGGGTGCCACGGATTTGACGGATACATCAGGAATAGCCGCAGTTAGGGCAGCGGCAGCCACCAGCACGATGTTGGCGGCGGTATCGGGAGTTCCGTCGCTACCGGCGATGAACGTGACTTCGAGAAGCCTCCCGGATTCTTTGCTCACACGAGCAATCAACCCCATGCGCTCGTCAAAATCTGCGCGAACCGTATCTACAACGCGTCCACGGTGTTTGTTGGAGAAACGAGCCCGAAACGGCAAATCCATCGTTTTCACGATCTCATCGAAACGAGCCGCATATTGCTTGGGGGTCATGCCAAACTCGCGGTCCTCATTCGCATTGTTTTCTTTTTCGTCTTTACTTCCTGAACTAGACGATGCTGCCTCGACTGCGGTGGCTACGACCGGCAGCGACGCTCGTTGCTCTGTCGATGAGCTGCTTGCGGAAACATCACGAGTCGCCGAAGAAGCAGCCGCTGCGGAGCCGGACGCTGATGCTTCGCCCGCTGGCTCCTCCTTCGGAGCGAGCGTCCCAAAGAACATCATCGACACGACAAAACCAACTATGCCGGCACCCAAATGAGATGTGAACCCACCGTGCCCCTTGCCTCTCCAGAATTTCGCAAGAGTTCTCCAAACGATGCCCCAAATTAGGATCGTCGCACCAAGCAGAAGTAACACCTTCATAAGTTCCCCGGAATGAATAGCGCAGTCGTGTGCGCCTGTTAGTAATTATTACTGCGAAAGCGTGACGAATTAGCGCCGGGCTGTGTCCGCTTTCTGCCATGCTGCACCATCACCAGTAGTCGCACACTGTCGGCGAACGCCAACTTGCATGACCACGCTACCGAGCGAATAGCGGTTGCCGCCGTATTCGCAATGTGGCGATGTGACGGCCGCTTGGTTCTGCGCGGACTCGTCTGGTCGGTGCATCACAACGTACAGAGTCGCCGCAACGGCTATCGTCACCATTACCGCGATCGATCCAGCAAGCCAAGGCGATTGCTTTTTCTGTTGTTGTACCAGAGTGGATTCCGGTTCAATTGACACCATGACTTCGGCTTGTCGAACCGCGTGTTCGGCCTGTGACTCAGCGGGCGCGACTGACTGCGGTGCGGCGTGTTTCCGCTCGTTGAACTTCGACTGAACAGAGGCACGCGCGGGCTGATCCGCTGACCCGTTGCGTATCCATCCGTCGAGATACCGCATCACGCGTTCGAACAGATCACGCGGCATCTCGTCCATGCTCGGAAACTTGAACACCGTTCTCAAGCGGCGGTACACCATGAGCTTCTCGACACCGGTCTTCGCCTCAAGCTCAAAGACTTTCGCTCCGATTGCGCGCCGCTGGCGTTCGCTGATGTACTGCTTCGACTCTGCCCCGCTATGCAGGTGGATATTGACGTTGGCTTGCGCATTACTGGCCTTCACATCTCCGCCAGCAACCTGCCCGACCTCTCCGCTGAATTTCTGATTCATTAACTTCTTTTTCTCCTACGGCTGGCCTGCCGTTTGTTTCTCTCAGGTGCGTTAGCTTTCCCGCTTCTTTTTTCGTCCTGCACCTCCCATGTTGATTGTGAAGGGCGCCGTCACGTCGCCAACCACGTGATTCCCGATCTTCGCCCCCTCGAAATTCTGATGAACCGCCTTGGTTTTCGCAGCCTTCGGCGCGACGGGAACCTGCTGCGTCATCCCCCCGATCAGGCCTAGCACACCGGCTCGCCCCTTTGCGTCGAGCGAGCGATACCCTGCCAGCAGTACTTCTTCGTCGGCCGACAACGCGGACATATTGCGTTGCCCAGTAAGAACGTAGAGCACATCGATCCCCGCCGCCGCAACTTGCTCCAAATACGCTGCATCAGGCACTCGCTCCCCTTTTTCGTAGAGAACTTGCGTCTTCTCCGTCACGCCTCCGCGCTCAGCAAACGCGCGCTGCGATAGGGACGTGCGCTTCCGCTCCTCACGCAATCGATCGCTTATACTTACCATATGGTTTGATTTTGCGTTGCATACACACCGATCGGTGTGTATTATCAGTGTTGTGCAAGGTTAACGAAGGGAAGTATACCGCCATGCTTCGCAAGAAAGCTCCCGTTACGCGCTCGCCGCGCGGCGTGTTGTCCAACAAGCCCGTGTACATGCGGCTCATGCCGGACGAACGCCGCACACTGGAAGAGCTGTCCGCGTCCCAAAATCGCTCGACGTCCAGCGTCGCGCGACTAATCTACCTCGAAGGGGTTGAGCGGTATCAGGCCAAAGTTACCGATACGAGCGCGCAAGCGCACGCAAATCCCGTTGTGGGACATTGAGCCATGCGAAACCCTGCCCTTATCGAGCCCGCGCTTCGCCATGCTCTGCACGGCCCCAAGCGTCAGGACGTGCAACAAGCTCTCGGATGGGATGACTCTCAGGTCAGCCGTTTCCTCAGCGGCGGGCAGGGAGTCGTGATCGACAAAATCGACACACTGGTCGCCGCAGTCGGCTTCGTGCTCGTCACCCGCAAATACCTCGACGCAGTTGCCACGCTCGGAGAAGTTGGCGTGCATTGCGAATGCGCTCGCCGCGGCTACGGCGAATGCCGTCCTGGGAGGTCGTCATGCGAATCCTGAACCGCTGCCCGCATTGCCGCACGCGTGCCACCGCGCGCAGCAGCCGCGAAATGTCGCTGACCTTCCGCGAAGTCACGTACCAGTGCAACAACCCGGAATGCGGTCACACGTACGTCGTGAACATGGAATTCGCACGCACCCTGTCACCGTCCGCAACGCCGAATCTGTCGCTGCATCTGCCGCTCTCGCCGCACGTTCGCGAAAGCCTCGCACAGCAGCTCGAGCTACCCGTCTAGCGTCCTAATCCGCTTCCGCTGTTTCCCCTCGCATCGTGCCTTACAGGCGCGAGGGGTTTTTTTGCCCGAAGAAAGGAGAAATCCATGCAGCACACAGCTTCCAACGCTGTCCTCGTGTTCGAAACCGTCGAATTCGACGTCGTCGATATCCACAACGTGCCGTGGCTAAGGGGCCCGCAGATTGCGGGGGCCTTGGGCTACAACCGCGACGATCGGCTCGCCGATTTGTACGCCCGCAACGCCGACGAATTCACCGACGAGATGACGGAGCTACTCGAGCTCGACACCGCCGGCGGCCGCCAGCAGGTCCGCATCTTCAGCCCACGCGGCTGCTACCTGCTCGGCATGCTTGCTCGCACCGATCGCGCGAAGACGTTCCGCGCTTGGGTGCTCGACGTACTCGAGGGCCGCCTTGTCCCGCAACAGACCGGCCGCCTCACCGTCTCGCAGCGCCTCTCTGCTCTGCGCTACCGCGGACTGCTCGCAAAGGATCTGTCCCGCACCACCGAGCGCGGCGTCGCACTCGAACTGTACGCCAACCTCCGCCACGTCTCCCGGCTACTCGGCATGTCGACTACGGACCTCGACACGCTCGCGCCCGGCCTCAAGCAACAGTCCCTCGGCAACTGAAAGAAGGAGACGAATATGGCGACCTCCGCTGCCGCCCCGCTCATTTTTCCCTTCGTCGTCTCTGACCTTCCGTTGGAGAAGCGCCGCGAATACCTGCGCACCCTCTGGAACGCCGACGTCGACGCCATCGTGTTTCTCGGCGCCGCCCGCAAGCTCGGTTACGCGCTCGGCGGCCGATGGGATGCCGACGCCAACATGCCGGCGCTCGTTCCAACTATCCGGCTTCTCCACTGAGCACGATGCGCGCGCCCCTCTCCGCGCTCGAGCTGCGCGCGGCCTGGTCGAGCCTGCGCATGGTCGGCGACCTCGACACGGCCCCGCCCGCGGTTCGCCTTGCCGTCGAATCCGCGGCGCGCGCCATGCAGAACCGCGAACACGCCCGCTTGCGGCGCAGCTTCGACGCGAAGCGCTGCGCCGCAAACGACACCGACGATTGACCCACCCGCGCCGGCCGCCGGCGCAATCACGAGGAACCACACGATGAAACCCTACGTTTTCGGCGTCGGCGTACTGCTGATGCTCTCGACCTCGCTCGCGGGCATTCACTGCCTGACCGCCGACGTGTTGCGCCTGTTCGACGTTCGCCACGCGCGCCCGATCGCGTTCGCGGTCGGCGTCGTCGCATTGGTCGCCCTGGTCGCTGCGCTGGCCTGGTCCGTTCCGCCGCGGAGGTAAGCCATGACGCTCACGGAGTTCTTCGCCGAGATCGGCAACGACCACCTGCGCTTTCAGCTCCTCGAACAGTCCATGACGGACATCCGCGCCATGCGGCGAGGAACGCTCGTCTCGTTCGCAACCGACGCGATCACGACGGCAGAAGCAACGCTCGGCGCGGGCCGCGTGGGCCTGATCGTATGGGCCGATCGCGCCGCATACGAACGCGCGGCGGCCAAAGCCAATCAAGCCACGCCCACATAGCGCAACGGCGGCCGCCTCGACGAGCTCAAGGCGATCCGATCACGCGCTGTCGCGCTGCATCGCCCGATAGCGCATCCACTTTCACGCCGCGCAATCTCCCCGATGCCTCGGGGCGCGGCGCCTTTCCGGGGCGGTCCGTACGACGCCCCGGCTTTTTCGAGGGTGACATGACCCAATTTTCTGAACCACTTCCGGCGGACGACACGGATTCGAAGATCCGTTTTCGGCATGCCGTCCGCTACGTGATGTTCCAACAAATCGCAGAACTCCGAGCGCTGAAACTTCTCGGGTACTTCCCGTGGGCGTGCTTTGCGTTGCGGATCGATGTCAGCTCGCGCCTGAACACGCTCGGCGGCCTCGCCGGGGAGTGGTGAGCATGACGACCGCATCCATCCGCTACGAGCTCATGACGACCGCCGGCCTACGCACTGTGAGCGGCGACCACGTCGTGATTCCAAACGAGGCCGGCGCAACCTTCGGCGTTCACATGGAGCGTAACGCGCCGCACGGCCACCCCGAAAAGTGGGCCGTCACGCATCTTGCGTCCGGCATGGCGGCCGGCGTCGGCCCGACGCGCGACGCCGCGATCGCGCACGCGGCCGCGAACCTCGAGCGCAACAAACGCCGGCTGCGCGACATGCTCGACGAAGCCATGACGGCGCGCGCCGATCTGCAAATCGCCGTGCATCGAATCCAACAGAACGAACACGCCATCCTCGGGAGGATTCCCTCATGAAGCACGACTCGACCCGCGCGCCGCACGACGTCGCGCTCGCTTCCGCGATCGCCGCTGCCGCCGGCACGCTGCGCTTCGACAACAAGCCGGGCAGCCTTCAGCGGCAATGCATGCTCGGCCTGTTCGTCGCCGCGCTCAGCGATCGCCTCGCCCTCGCCTTCCCCGAGTCTGCCGCCGTGCTGAATGCCGTCGTGTTCAGTCCAGCCACGACCGGCAACCCCACCGAACGCACATCGCAGCAATCCGAGTAGCAATCACAACCATGGCCACGATCGACGAACTGAAACAACGAATCGACCTGCACGACCTCGCCGACCGCCTCGGCCTCAAGCGCGGGCGCGGCGGCGACAGGGCGCTCTATCACTCGCCGCAGCACGAGGACAAGAGCCCGTCCCTGTCGATCTACGTGAACCACCCGAAGCACGGCACCGGCTGGCGCGATCACAGCGCCGACGCCGGCGGCTCGTGCATCGACCTGGTGATCCACGCGCGCGGCGGCACGGTCGCGGACGCCGTGCGCTATCTGCACGACGCGTACGGCATCCCACTCGATCGGCCGGCGCCGGCCGAGCGCCGCGAGAAGTCGACCGTCGAATACATTGCCGATCGCTGCTTCGCCGAGCGCGACCGCGTGCGCGAATACCTCGGCGGCCGCGGCATTTCGGCCGCTGCGATCGACGCCGCGTTCGCCGCGCGCTCTCTCGGCTTCAACACGTGGACGAGCACGATAATCGCGGCCGGCGACGTCGGCCACGGCGGGCCGGCCGCCGCCTTCATCGTGCGTGCGCTGGAAGACAGCCGCATCGTCGCCGTCGACATGCGGTATGTCGATCCAGCGCTCAACGGCGGCACCAAGACCTCATGCCAAGGTGATCGATCGGGCTACGGCTGGACCGCTGACGTTCGCACACTGATGAAGGCGAAACGCGTCGTCGTCGTCGAGAGCCCGATCAACGCTCTTTCGGTCGACACGTGCGCGATGCCTGGAACGGCCGCGCTCGCGCTACGCGGCGTAGCGAACGTCGATGCCATCGACTTTACGTTTCTGCGCGGCAAGCAAATCGTCGTCTGCATGGACAACGACGAGCCATTCCCGGACGGCCATCCGCGCGCCGGCCGTCGACCAGGGCCGGAAGCCGCGTGGGCACTCTACGAGCGCCTCACGAGCCTCAACATCAGCGCGGTACTCGTCGACCAAGCCGGCTGGCTCGCCGACCTGGCGGACGGCGAGACGAAGCAGAAGCCGATCAACGACGTGAACGACTACCTGCAACTGCGCGGCCCGGTCGAGCTGGCGCGCGCGCTTGAGCAGCTCGAGCCCTGGCTCATCGCCGGCCTGGCCGGCGACGCGTCGCGCCGCGGCCGGCCCCGCATCTTTCTGCCGTCGCACGACTTCGCACAGTACTGGCGTTTCCGCACGCGCCCCGACTTCACGAGCTACATCACGAAGATGGACCGCAACGAAGAGTCCGGCGTGGAAACGCCCGTGATGACGGATCTGTGCGGCTTTCGCATCGCCGGTATCAGCCGCGTATCGGTCGCGAGCGCGACCTCAACGATGACGGGCGACGCCGACCAGGCGCCGACCGTCTACTTTGCCGTGTCAGTACAGACGCCGCGGCACGGCGCGCAGCTCATTCGCCGCGTGATGCTCGACGACCAGCTCCACAACGTAGACCAGTGGGGCAAGTTCGGGCCGATCTGGGCGCCAGCGCCGTTCAAGCGCATGGTGAACATCCTCGAGCGCGGCGCCGATCTCGGCGCGCGCCAGGCCGCAAACTTCGTCGGGCTCGCGTGGCGGGACGGCCGCCTGATCGTCAACGAGGGTCCGGACTGCTACTTCACCGAAGCCGACAAGCAGTGCCCGTATCACAACCTGACGTTCCCGAGCGGCCCGGCCAGTGACGCGCGCCGCGTGATCGCGGCCTACCAAACGACGTTCAAGCAGAACGCGGCGACCATCCCGCTCGTGTGGGCGCTCGGCGGGCACCTGAAGGCGCTGCTCGGCTTCTGGCCGCACATTACGATCCAGGCTAACAAGGGCGCCGGTAAGTCGACGCTCATCAAGCGCCTCGAGCGCTCACTCGCGTTCACGATGTTCTCCGGGCAGTCGCTGCAAACCGAGTTCCGACTGCTGACGAGCATCAGCCACACGAGCCACCCGGTCGGATGGGAAGAGCTGTCCGCGCGTCGGCAGGACGTGATCGACAAGGCGGTCGGGCTGTTGCAGGAAAACTACCAGTACACCGTCACCCGCCGCGGCACCGACATGACGGAATACCTGTTGTGCGCGCCCGTGATGCTGGCCGGCGAAGACGTACCCGTGCGCAGCCTGCTCGGCAAGCTCGTGCGCACGACGCTGACCGGCAAGCGCGGCCCGCTGCTGCCCGACGACCTGCCTCGCTTCCCGGTTCGGCAGTGGCTCGAGTACCTTGCGAGCCTCGACAAGCGCGCCGTGCTCGAGCATTACGCGACGCTGCGCGACAAGGCGCTCGCCCACTGCCGAGCGAGCGGCGAGGACGACGGCGCAAAGCGTATGGCCGGCAACTATGCGGCCGTCGCGCTCGCCTGGCGCTACCTGTGCGAGTTCGCCGGCATGGACCCGACCGAAGGCGACTTCCCGCGCGACCTGCTCGCCGAAATGAACGGCCATATCGCCGAGACAAGCGCCGATCGCGAGCCGTGGGTCTGGATCATGGAAACCGTGCTGTCGGAGATCGACGGCGGCAACTACAAGCACCCATTCACCTTCGATACCGTCGACGGCGAGTTCTGCCTGTTGCTGCGCACGGGCCACGTGATGGACCACCTCGCGCACACGAGCGCGCTGCGCGACAAATGGAACGGCCTGCCCGTGAAGTCCGACCGCGTGTTTAAGGCGCAGCTCAAACACGCTGGCGTCGTGGTCGGCGAGAAGGAAGTCGAGCGCCGCATCTACACCCGCCGCGTGCCCTACCTCACACCGATTTCGCTCGACCGCTTGGCCGCGTTCGGCCTGCACGTGTCGATCCGCGACGACCTAGCGACGGATGCGCTCGAACGGAGTCACGCATGAGCCACTCTCAGCCGATGCGGCCGCCGTGCGGCCGTACCCCTTCCGCCATCCTTTCCGGCCGCGTAGCGGCCCTGGATTCGGGTTTCCGCTGCGGGCGTCGATGCGCGCAGCAGTCGGCGCACGCCAACCCGCGGCCGCCGCTTTGTTCGCTTCCCCCCGTTCCCCCCGCGAGTCGAAACGGCCGGGCAACAGCGCGAGCCGAGAGGGAGCGGGGCCGCGCGGGCGGATTTTTCCACAGCGACCGGGCAGGCAGCGCACGCGAATCATGGATTTCGACGGTGTCCGCTCGTAAGTCCTTGATTCCTGAAGCGAGTGCCGCCGTCAGTCGCTTGCGATTTGCCACTAGTCGAGCCGTTTTTGCCATGAGTCCGGTTTTCACTCGGACCGCCGCCGTCCTTCTCTCTTCTTTCTCTATTTCATTGAAAAAGAAAGAGAAAGAAAGCGAGGAAGGGCAAGGCATAGGCCGAAACGGACTGCCACGAGTCACAGGCGTTTTGCCATCAGTTACGGACGCTGCCTATTTTTTAGGCCACGAGTTTTTCGGTGTCGCCATGCCTGAATGATGGCAATTGATGGCATACCAACACCTTATAAATCAAAGAGTTATGAGAGATTTCGGTGCAAACCATCAGTCCACGAGTTGCGCTGCGTGTGCTCCCCCCGCGCCGACGCCCGTAGGAACGCCGATGAGCACGATCGATCTGCCCGCGGCGGCGGCGATGCTCGGTGCGCACCCGGAGACGGTGCGCTTGAAAGCCAAGGCAGGCGAACTACCTGGCCGGAAAGTCGGCAAGCGGTGGATGTTTTCGACAGTTGCCCTGCAGCGCTACCTCGCCGGAGAATGGGTCCCGCGAGTTGTGCAGGGCGATCAGCAGGAGGAAGTAAAAGCATGTCGCTCTACAAACGTAGTAACAGCCCAAATTGGTATTACCGCCTCACCCCACCGGGCGGCGGTCCGGTCGTACAGGGCAGCACTGGAACCAGCAACAAGGCACACGCGCAAGAGCTCTACGACCGGCTGAAGGTGGAGCTGTGGAATCAGGCAAAGCTCGGCCACAAGCCCCGCTACACCTGGAACGATGCGGTTGTCCGTTATGTCAGCGATCGCGAAGGGCTGCCGAGCCTGGAAACGTCGAAAACGCACCTTCGCTGGCTCGATCAACACCTGTCCGGCGTCGCGCTGGCCGACATCGACCGCAACCGCATCGACGCGATCGCGCTCGCCAAACGGAGGGAACCGAAGGTGATCCGCACGAAGAGCGGCATCGTGACCACCGACCAGTGTGTCAGCGCCAGCACCGTGACGCGCGTAATCGGCGTGCTGAAGGCCGTGCTGAACGCGGCCGTCGAGTGGGAATGGTTGGACCGCGTGCCGGTCACGAAGCGCGCGAAGGTCGTGCAGAAGCGGATTCGCTGGCTCACGCCGGCCCAGGCCGAACGGTTGCTCGCCGAGCTGCCGGATCACCTGGCCGACATGGCGCGCTTCGCGCTCGAGACTGGCTTGCGCCGCTCGAACGTGACCGGGCTGCAGTGGTCCCAGGTCGACATCGTGCGGCGCGTCGCCTGGATTCATCCGGACCAGGCGAAGGCGAAGAAGGCGATCACCGTGCCGCTCTCAGATACGGCGATCTCCGTGCTGCTGCGCCAGCGCGCGAAGAAGCGCGCCCCCGAGTTCGTCGATAGTGTGTTCGTCTACCACGGGCGGCCGGTCTATCAGACAGTGACCGAAGCCTGGCGCAAGGCGCTGAAGCGCGCCGGCATCAGCGACTTCCGCTGGCACGATCTGCGCCACACCTGGGCGAGCTGGCACGTGCAGCGCGGCACGCCGTTACAGGTGTTGAAGGAACTGGGCGGGTGGGAAACGCTGGAAATGGTGCAGCGCTACGCGCACCTGTCGGCCGCTCACTTGGCGCAGTGGGTGCAGCCGCACCTGCCGGTGGCGCAGGTGATTGAGCTGCCACGTGAAACAGCGTCAGCGCCGCCGGAAACACTGCTGACCGCAGCCGGCTAA